TTCAGGAGATGAAGACGCTGTGACTAGAGCTGACGCAGCAATTACAGTTATTGAAGCTGCTATTGAAGCTGCGCAGGCTGAGTTAGACAGTCTTCAAGAATAACGTATTCTTACTATCTTTATGGTAGTATCTACATACATAAAGAAAGAAACATAATGACTGTATACATTGGCCTATCCGGATGGGCTAGATCTGGAAAAGATACCGTAGCTGACTATTTAGTAGAGCAGCACGGATTTACTAGAGTTGCTTTTGCTGACCCAATGAGAGAAGCATTACTAGCACTTGACCCCTATATACCTATTTGGGGTGGGTCAATGAAACTTTCAACTTTAGTAAAAATTAGTGGTTGGGATAAGCTAAAAGAAAATAGCCCTGAAGTTAGAGAATTACTGCAGCGCATGGGAACTGAAGTTGGCAGAGAACTGTTCCATCCAAATTTTTGGGTTGATCAGGCTATGAAAAAAGCAGGCCAATATGACAAAGTTGTTTTTTCAGATTGTAGATATCTTAACGAAGCAAATGCAATTAAAAATTTAAATGGTAAAGTTTGGAGAATTTCTAGACCTGGAGTTTTTGCAGCAAATAGTCATGGATCAGAGCATGATCTAGATAATTATAATTTTGATTTAAATATAGAAAATAAAACAGACATTAAAACTTTACAAAAAATTATAGACGTGAATTTGAAATTACTATGGATGACCAAAAACTAGCCCTTTTATACGCTAGAGTTTCTACTCAATTACAGGTTAATGATGGCGTATCGTTAGATGTTCAAGAACGTCAACTACAGCAAGCTGCCGAGCTAGCTGGTTATACAAAGTTTGAAGTAATTCGAGAAGAAGGCCGATCAGGTAAGTCAATTACGGGCCGTCCGGCTCTTACAGCGGCTTTAAAAAGACTTGATAGTGGAGACGCTTCAGCCCTTTTTGTGACGCGTATAGACCGCCTAGCCCGTTCTACGAAGGACTTTTTGAGTATCATAGACCGGGCAAATGCTAATGGCTGGCGTCTAGTCATGCTGGATCTAAATTTGGACACAGCTAGCTATCAAGGCCGGTTTGTGGTCACAATTATGTCCGCCCTGGCAGAGATGGAACGCGGAATTATTGCGGAACGTCAAAAAGACGTTCACAAGGATAGACGAGCCCGTGGAATCAAGTGGGGCGTCGATATGGGCCCTAAAAATAAAACTTCAGATGAAGTTAAAGATATGATCAAGTCTTTAAAAACTTCCGGATTATCGTTTCACGAAATTGCAAGACGTTTAAATAGTAATGACGTACCTACCCAGAACGGCGGGAAATGGTACGCCACTACAGTAAAAAATATTTATGATTCTTTGGACTGAATATTACTTAAAACAGTTCTAGCAAAACTTCCTGAAAAACCGTAAGATCCATAATGGATTGTGTCTACCCATGGTGCAGCATATATCTCTCCACCAATTGATTTCCATCTTTCACACAAATGATAATCTTCTCCTAGTAAATTACCTTCACTATCAAATTGCATGTCAAAAAATTGATATAGCTCATTGTCCACTCTTTTACCTAAAAATTCAGTAACATCTAAATATTTTCTGGATGTTGGCATAAGTTCTTCAAAGACTCTTCTACTTATGTACACAAGGCCGGTACCAATTCGATCTACTTTTAAAGGTTCCGTTACTTTTATCTGATTATTTTCAGGAATTACACCTGTAAAAAATCCAGTATACTTTTCAAGATCTTCTTCGCCATTTAAAACAGCTTGCTTAACTCTATCCCAGTTTATAGCTTTTTTAGGGTAAACAGCTCCAATAAAATCTTTACCTGAATGAATCATTTGAGCCACGGCTATTGGATCAAATCCGGTATCAGCATCTACGAATAAAATTCCATCTGCTTCTTTATCTTCAAGCATTCTATGTACCAACTGATCTCTAGCTCTGGTTACAATGCTTTCATTAAATACCATTGGATAACTCATAGAGTCGCCCATTTCAGCAAGTGTAAAAGTTAGTCCTAAAATACTGCTCATGTAGCCACCGTGACACATACCGCCATACATTGGCGTTGCAATTGCAATTATCATTTGTCTCCTATGTATAAGGGGAAGGGGCCTTTTCAGACCCCCTCCATGTCTTTCTCCCGAATAATCCCAAAGACATACTTAATATCCTATATCATCTATGGAGCTAAACGTACAGCTACGTTCCAATCAATTTCTTTTGATTCAACTGCCCTAGGAGCTAGTACCCTATTTCTAATCTCGGCTTTGGCTCCTTGACCTACAATCTCTAAACCTCTGTCTGAGAGCTTTCTGTGGAAAGCAATCTGAGTTAGCGGACGTTCTCCACGTTCATCAGACCACATGCGGTAGATAGAGTACATCTGTTTAACTAATACAGAAGCCCCTTCGTTTTCACGGGTTTCTTCATTCAAGAACATACCGATTCGGTCCTCATTTTTACGATAGATCTCAGCTGCCTCAGAAACGGCCGTACACCAGCCTAGAGGGTCCCTAGCAGACGATCCTAGGTATTTTATGGCTCCCTCTACGGCCCAGGCTAAAACAGCCGGTAGACCGCCCTCAGGGTCAAATAGATAGGCTTTTAGATCTGGATCAGCTACTTCTGGCACATTTGACCATGGAATTGGACGAATACGACGCCACATAGCGTCATCGTTGATCATTGGTCGGTGATTTGTTGTAATCCAAAGTTTAGCCTGAGCCTTAAATGTAAACGGCTTTTCACCCGGGGAACGAGCAGAGATTTCAGATGAACCAGTCAACTTCTTTACAGCGTTTTCTTTAAGACGCTCGGACTCCGGCAACTCGTCTACCCAAACCATGCGGCGACCTCTAAGCTCTGCCCAGTGGTACATATCGGTAGAGCTGGTTGATGCTCCAGTATCGGCCAAAATGCTTGAGTCTAGTGGCCAAGCATATTGTTGAGTACCAAGAGCTTTTACAATTGCTTCAACAAATGTATTTTTACCAGATCCTGGAGGACCGTAAACCAAGAAAAGCAAGTCTTGATTATTTAGTCCAGTCAGCGTGTATCCAACAGCTTTTTGAATCCATTCTTGGAGTTCTTTATCCCCACCAGTTGCATAGTCAATAAAAGTTTCCCATCGAGTATTTCTCATGCCAGGAGTGTATGAAAGTGGTACACGTTTTGTAATGTGTAAATCTGGTCTACCCTTCATTAACTCACCGGTCTTTAGATTAATAACTCCGTTATTTACACCAATCAAATACTCGTCCCCGTCCCAGATTTCTACCGGAGTAATAATTCTTGTATCTGAGTTGGCGCTTTCTACAGCAGCATTTAATCTGCTGTTGGATCTAACTGAGTTAGCCCACTTTATAACTTCACTACGTCTATCCTCGTCGTTGTAATTTACAACTTCAGTGGTGATGATAGTTGGAAGATTTTTTGCAAGCTCTTTCATACCAAGATCTTCTGCATCTGGACGCCAGTACTGACCTTCCCAAATAAACCAGCCAATTCCCGGAGTATAGCGAATTGATGATCCAAAAGCATCTACTAATCTACGTCCATTACCGATATCAGATAAAGATCTGTAGCCGGGTCTACCACCTTCACCCTCTGAGATAGCATCGACGTTTTTTGGAACATCAACATTTCCATTACTAAATGCATCAAAAACAGAAATGCCACTGTGGGCAGCTTCTGAGATAGAGTGGCCAACCGATCCAATTTGTGGACTGCTTGGGCTAGTTGTTGTAGAAGATCTGCTTTCTTGCTGAGATCGTTCTGCCCATTCTTGCAACCCTGGCCAAATTTTTTCAGTAATTGGATTTTCAGCAACAAAGTCCATCGCACGACGAACGTGCATAAGTAAAGAGTTCTGACCCTCTAATTCCATTGGCGGACGTACTTTTTCATAATTAAAACGGATCATTAGAGTTTCAATCATCAAACGTTTTTCAGGAGTTTCCACGCCATACTTGTTTGATAAAGCACAAGCAAGCTTATAAATGTCTACTGCACGGGAACCTTCATCGATTCCTTCTTCAAGCATTGTAGCGATGTCAACTCGATCTCCTTTATATTCAAGATCTTGCATCCAGTCCCAGTTGCCATCAGAGTGGGATGAAGTAGATTTTCTACTCTTTTTACGAATAACTTCTAGCAAGGCTTCTGGTGCTTCAGCCATTTCAATTTCCCATGGAGCATGACCGGATCTCCATTCGTAGTTAACACCGGAACCGTGACGACTTGGTGCAAGCATTACGTAACCGTTGTGCTTAATGTCAATACCGTTTAGACCGTTTGCTTTTAGATTTCCAACAAATGCTTCATCTGCATTTACTTTAAAAAATAAGTGACGTCCACGTTCAGCTTTACCATTGTAGGTATATCTACCTGTGTAGGCTTCTACGGTTTTAGGTAAAGCTCCATCTAAAAGTTCATCTAGTTTTTCAAATGATTCGATACCACCGGAACGCGGGTCGATGTCAATAACGATAAATCCAGATGGTGAGCAGAATACACCAATGTTGTTTAGCGGAGAACTTGTCCACCAATTGTGAATTACTAATTGATCGTCGGTAGCCCTTGAATTCCATTCTCCAATAGCCGGGTGCTTACCGATGTCTTTTGGCTCTGCGTGTATACCGTTACAGGTACACCTACCGCTGTCATCAATTCCGTGACAGGGAAGAATTTTCCATCCTTGTCCGGCATACCATTCGGATGCTTTTGCCAATCTTTCAATGTGGTTGTTATTTGGCTGGGTCATAGATATCTACCTACTATAAATTGTCGTTGCATAAATGCCTCTCGGGTAAGGCTGTACTAAAACGATACAGCAAAGTTAAAAGAATTTCAAGTGGAAAATAGTAATTTTAATTACTTTTATAAAAAAGGCGTAGCGCGTCTAGGGCTAATCGCCTGAAAGGGGGTAGGGTACAATTGTATCATATTGTCCACCGTCGATTAAGGCATCACTATGATCATCGATCAACTCTTAGTTACATCAGCAGTTGTCACAGCAATAGGAATAATTGTTGGTGGAATTGTTGCTGTTTACAGGATAGCACGTAAAATTGAAAATGCTATCGGTCTGGACTCTAATGGGCGAACTATTTCTGAAAGACTTGATCGAGTAGAGCATCAGCTTTGGGAAAATGGCGGTACTTCTTTAGCCGATAAAGTTAATAAAATTGAGGCTCATGCCATTAAAACTGAAGCGGAGCTGAGCATAATTAAAGATTTCGTACTAGGGGTGTCTCCGGCTCCCGTTTCAATTAAAAAAACTAGGGCAAAAAAATCTGCATAAATAGGTAGAAATACACGTAAAAGTGTATTAGTATTGTAAAGACACATAAGACACACTAAGGAGTACGTCATGTCCCTTTCGGACAAATTGGCAAAAGCATCTGAAAAGCCGGGATCTTATTGTAAACTTGGAGTTTTATTATACACTTCAGTGTTGCCAGAAAAAGATAAAAAATATTTAAATGATGTGGTTGATGTTCCATCTGGAGCTCCGCGCAAAATATCTAATGCAGATATTGCAAGAGTTTTAAGAGAAGAAGGTTATAACATTTCAGATAGTTCTGTTGATCGTCATAGACGAAAAGATTGCAGTTGTTCTAGGAGGAACATTTAATGGGTATTTCAGATAAATTAGAAAATCTATCAAGTCCAGGTGTTACTGGATCTGATGTAAAAGCTTTGAATACACCAGAAGACTGGCGACCACGTTTAGATCTTGATGATTCTAAAGGTGGTTTTGTTGTATCTAAGCCACGTCCGGCGGGGGAAATTCCAGAAACTGCTGATGTGCTTAAAGAATTTGATCTTGACCCAAACTCTTGGACTGTCACATCTCTTCGTAGATCGAGGTGGCAGACTTACAGCGGTGAATGGTTAGAGTCTGTTCGAGTAAACGTTATTCCTTCTGGGCTAGCCATTGCGGACAATCTTGATGCAGAAGCTTTAATTGATGAAATTAAAAAATGGCGTCCAGAAAAAGGATTAAAAGCTGGAACTGGTAATGGAGCATATCTTGTTTCTCCAAGCGATCAACAGATTGGTAAAAAAGCAAATGGTCAAGGTACTCAACAATCAATCGACAGACTTCTGCAATTAACAGATTCATCTGTTGCTAGATTAAAAGATCTTAGAAGGATGGGCCTTAATCTTGGAACTGTAGTTCTTGCTCTACCTGGGGATCACGTAGAAGGTCTTACAAGTCAGAATGGACGTTTGCAAGGTCAAGCAGCATCTGACCTAGGTCTAACCGAGCAGGTGCGTGTTGCACGTCGTTTGCTTATGGCACAGATTAAAGCACTAGCTCCTTTGGCAGAACGCGTTATTGTTCCAGTAATTAATGGAAATCACGATGAAGTAACTCGTCAGGTTGCTGCAGATCCAGCTGACGGCTGGAACGTAGAAATTGCATCGGCAGTACAAGACGCTTGCGCAGAGAATCCAGCTCTACAGCACGTAGAGTTTAGATTCCCATCGTCTGGTCATCAAACTTTAACTGTGGATATCAATGGCACAATGCTTGGACTATTCCATGGACACCAGGCTGGTAGAGATGTTATGAAATATCTGTCTGGGCAAGCTGCTGGACAGACTGCTTTAGGTCTTGCAGATGTATGGATCTCTGGCCACTTTCACAACTTTAAGTGTATGGATATTGGTCACAGACTTTGGGTGCAGTGTCCTACTACCGATCCTGGATCAGAGTGGTTTAGAGATCGTGCTGGTCTTGAGTCAAAGCCTGGACTACTAACAATGGTTCTTGGTGGAGAATACGAACCACGTGAGCACATTAGTGTGTTAGCTGTTAATCCAGATCTTCTTCCGGCTCGTTAAGATCAACGCCAGCTTCTTCTAGTTCTTCATTTAAAATTTCTTGGATGTCAAATTCTTCTTGCTTGTCTGAAGTTAGTTTAAAGTATGCATTTATAGCATTAACACTTGTTCTACTTCTCCAAGTAAAATCACAAAGAGTGCAGTTGACTAAACGTACTGTTGTCCATCTACCGCCCTCTGGATTATCTGCAATTAATGGACGTAAAAATTTAGTCTTAGCTCCGCAGTAAAGACATTTAGGAAATCGATCATATCTTGTTTCGGCTTTATCAATGTTGACTGAAAGAGTTCTTCTAATCTCATACTCGTCTCTTCCGCCCCATATTCCCCATATTTCCATATTTTCCAAAGCAGTTTTAATACAGTCTTTTCTTACTGGACAACTGAAACAAATATTTTTTGCTTTCATTTTGTCTTCACTTTTATGCGAGAAAAAATCTATATCTCTGTTTACTGGTTTAGCGCATTCTGATTTGCTTTGCCATTCAAACGGATCGCTTGGTTTCCAGGTCGTCATATTATCTCCACCCATGTCACGGCTCTAGGATTTTCTACTAGATCCTCATATAAAGTTATTCCTTTTTCATTGCAGACAGTGGGATAAATTTCTTTGTTTATTTCTCCAGCATAGCCATATGAGATATGACCTCTTTCAACTGCTCGATAACCTTCACCTAAAGATGAAACTATTCCGTCGCGTTGAAGTGCTGAGGCTAAAGCTCTTTTTATAAGATCTATTTCTAGATCAACATGATCGTAGGTATAAAAGATAATAGAAGAAGGCCTGGAGACAGCAAATCCATCTCCAGACCATTCAAACCAGAGGCACTCTCCGGTACGCTTATCTTTCATCTAAACCATCACCACAATATAATTGTACAAGATTTATTCGAAAAAATGTTCGAAAAATGCCTAAATTTTAATTATTTTTCAGATTGCTTTACCTTAACAAAAGCTTTGATTTTAAACTTTTTAGGGTCTTCTGAATCTTTAACTTGCAATTCTATAGTTACATTTTCTGCCACTAGATCTGAATCAATTAGTAAGAACTCAGAAACCTTATCAAATACTACTGCTCTACAATCTTGCACGCTGGATCCTTCAATATCCAATTCAAAAGAAATCCTCATTACTGCACTCTCTTTAGAAGATGTTCTGGCTGATAGTGGGCAGACTTAATTGGTGGGTTCTCAAGATCTGTAATATCGACAATAATGTCACCGGATCTAATTGCAACAATTACTCCTGGACGTCCATTATGAATCATCCCTACATCTCCAGAAAAGGCATCATTTTTTACTCTAACGATGTCTCTTACTTTTAGGAAGCCTCGCTCAGCTTGTACCCAAACTTCATCTTTTGGCGGCTCTACTAAAGAATTTTCTAAAGCCAATTTACTAAATATATAAATAATTTGTTCTTTATCTTCTTTTTTAAATGTAGCTTCCGGTATATTTTTCCAAGCATTCAATAGGTCAATAACGGCATTTCCATTGCCTTGTCTAACTTTTGCATTTTCCAACTGGTATTTTATCCAGTCCATATTTACTTTCATACTTATTCCTTACTTCAGATTTAGTACTTTTTCAAGTACAGTTTTACATTGATTTTTTGTTGGTATTTTTGCAATATAACTTTCTCTCTGAGCTATTGCTACTAAATCTCTTTTTTCTTCTGACATCGACTCTATTGTTGCAGCCAATAGATTCCATTCGTGCCCAAGAGCTCCTGATTCTTCCCATAGGGTGGCTACAGGCGTGAGAGAGTTTATAGCTTGTACATATCTATATGACCACCAAGTACCCTCATTTTTATAAGGTGATATTAAAAGTCCAATAGA